TTATTTAACTCTTAATTTTTGTCCTGCGTAAATCGTATCTGATGTTAGACCATTTAACTTTTTAATAGTAGTATACATATTACCATTACCATAGTATTTAGCTGCGATATTCCATAAACAGTCGCCACGTTTTACTGTGTAATATTCAGCGCTAGACTGACTTTTAGATCCAAGTATTTCATTGACTCTATTTTGTACGGCCGAATAGTCGTAACCAGCAGCAGTTAATCTATTTTTACGATCTTCGCCATTTCCCCATGATCCGTTAATAACTTCATGAGCTAAAGTTTCTACTGATTTTGTATTAATTGGTGTACTAGGTGTTGATGTATTACCACCAGTCTTACTATAACCATTTAAACCGTGTTGTTTCATTAAAGCTGGGTAATCATAGTAAGCGTAGTTTTGATCTACTGTTCTACCAGCTATAGTATGACTTCTAATATAGTTAGTTTCTCCTCCAAATTGTGTCATACCACAATTATAGCCAGTATAAGCTACGGAAGACCAACGAGCCATCCACCAGTCATATTTAGCATTTAAAGTTTTACCATGACAATAGTTATTATAAAAGTCTACGTTTGTATAAACAGAAAACCAATAACCAGCGCTTTCGATAATTTCTCCAAAAGCTCTAATCATAGCGTCGTTAGTGTCTTTAGATAATCTTTTTTGACACTTATCTTCCATATCTAAACAGATAGGGTATTCGAACTGTTTACCTTTTAAAAAGCTTAATAATGTTCTAGCCTCTGCTTGCGCTTGTGCTACAGTAGTAGCGTATGAATATAAATACGCTCCGACTGGTATTCCTAACGATTTACATTGTGAATAAAATGTTTCAAATTGTTTGTCCTTAGTAGTAGAGAAACCAGCTCTCAATATAGCGAACTGTACTCCTTCATTTTTAGCAGCTGATAAGTTTATACCTTTTTGCCAGCTACTAATATCAATTCCCCATTTTGCCATAGATAGACCTCCTATTCAATATTATTTTCTTCTAAGACATTGGTACCTTCTGTACCTGGTGCTACTTCTTTGTAGTCTTCTGGTAATTCTTCTACATATTCAGTATCAGAAATACGATCTTCAATAATCTTATTTTGTTTAACATCTTCCATAATTAAACCTCCTTAATTATTAGTTATTTTTTTTAAGTTATTTCCTATGTCGTAAGCACCGCCAGCGATTAAACCACTTAATGCAATAGCAACGCTAAAATCTTTAGTTATTATGAACTCTATAATTGCTACAATAACGCCGATTAAGATATTTTGTATAGGTATTAAATGATTATTAAACCAACTTACTTTTTTAGCAATTAAGCCACATAAAAAGGTTACTACCACGGTAACCAATACAACTATTGTTTCAAGTTCCATTTTTCACACCTCACTTTCTTATAATTTCTTCTAAGTTATCTATTCTATGATGTGCCGATTTAGTAGAAGACTCAACAGCCGAAAGTCTTTCTCCGATCTGTTGCATTGACTTTGTAAACTCTTTATTATCGAGTCTTATCTCGTCAATATTCTTACTAATCATATCTAATTTTGTATCTAGTCTAGTAGATGTAGCCACTTCCTCTTTAGTCTCTTGTTTAGTGTTTTTCTTACTATTCATATAAAATGTGGCGTAACCAATTAAGCCACCAATTATAGTAAATACTAAACCTATAGAAATCATAGTTGAGCTTTCCATTATTTAGATCCGTCATCTTCCACTGGAATAGTAGGAAATTCTACTTCAAAAGGAAAGTTCTTTTGTTTTGTGATGTCTCTTAATTCTTGACGATAAGTGGCCCATTGACCGTTTAAGACATCTCCTAAAGAAGAAAATAATTCTTTGATAACACTTAATAAAGATGTGGCCGTAATGTTATCTGGTATAGTTATACCTAATCTATCAATGAGTACGTGTTTATCACTTTCTGATAACAGTTTATCTCTGATAGCTCTAATTTCAGCAGCCTTAGAAGCGATAAAGTTTTGTTTAGCTAATTCCTTCCAAGTATCTAAGTTGTCGTTTATGTAATCTTCTAAGTCGTTTCTACTGATTATTTTTATAGCATACTCATAATAAGTATATATTGTTTCTTCTGTACCGTCTGTAGTAGTTCTTTTAACTTCTTCTATGTCGTCAAAAAAAACAACCTCTGTTAGGTTGTCTTTAATGTCTCCAATTCTAAAGTTACCAGGTCTTATTGTGCTTTCTACCTTTTTTACTTTCATTTCTTATAACCTCCTTACACAATTTATAATTAACGTACGGTTTGATATACTTTTGTTGATAATTATACGAGTCGCAGTGTTTAAGCCACCCGCTATAACTAAGCATGGCTGCTGCGTCGTGATAGGTTATATGATCTTTCTTAGCCATTTTTTTAGCACGCCTCTTAATTCTTAAAAAGTTACTTCTTCTTAAAGTGGTATAACCTCTATAAAAACGATAACCTAAGAAATCAAGAGGTCTAGACTCAGTCTTGAAAAGCTGCCAATTTTCTTTAATTGTTAGCTTTTCTTTACTCAAGAAATTGTCTATTTCTATTTTGATTTTTCTTAATTCTTTTTTGTTGTTTGAAAATAATACCATATCGTCCATATAACGTACATAGTATTTTACTTTTAATTGTTCTTTTATAAAATGATCCAAATCTTGTAAATAAAAATTCGCAAACCATTGACTAGTAAAATTACCAATAGGAATACCAGACTCGCTACTATCAATAATTAAGTCTATAAGATTTAGTGTGTCTTTATCTTTTAGAACTCTACGAAATTTATTTTTCAATATTTGTTTGTCAATACTCGGGTAAAACTTCTTAACATCAAGTTTTAAGCAATATTTAGTATGTTTTCTATCTTGTACTAATATTTTTTTAATATGTCTCATACCGCGCATAATACCTCTACCTTTTATAGAAGCACAACAGAACTCATACATACCTTTCATAATAATTGGCTCTAATTGAAGCATTAAAGCCCAGTGTATTACCTGATCTGGGTAAAAGCGAGGCTTATAAATAATTCTTTCTTTTTTATTAGCACCGTCTCTTATTTTCATTTCTACATATTTATTAGGTACATAAGTTTTATTTATTAAAGCTTGTTGTACTTGCATAGCATAATATGTAGGAGAGTCGAGTATTTTTTCAACACTTTTACGGTTGCCTTTACCTTTACTAGCTCTGTAAATTGCAGTTTCAATATTGTTTAAATCTGTGATTTTTTCATAAATGTTACCTTTTCTTTTCAT